GCTGCTGAGGGAAAGAAAACACTTGGTATGGTTGGCGGTGCTTTAGCATCACTAGCCGGTGCCGCGCGCGCATTGCGCCGTGGCGATCCAAGTGGAGCTGCTCGTGCGTTAGGAGTTAATCCCAAACGTTCTGTAGCTGGCGACCTAGCCACTGGCTGGTTACAGTTACAATACGGTTGGTTACCCCTTCTTAACGATATTCATGCTGCTGACGATGCAGCGGGACGTATTAAAACCCCGCTTCCGGCAGTGCATAAAGTTCGGGCTCGCAAGTCAGCTGTACTGGTTCAAAATAGTTCAGATGATAAAACTTATATGACTGTTGCCACTCGAAAGAGATGGAAGCAGTACACTGTAGGTTTTACTGAAAGTATTTCTATACCAGCACAGTTAGGTTTCACTGATCCTGCCGCAGTGGCGTGGGAGCTTGTTCCATATAGTTTCGTTGTCGACTGGTTCTTACCTGTCGGAAACTATCTTGACGCGCATAACACGGTTCATCTGGTGCATAATCAGCCTATTACTATGGCAAATAAGGACGTCACAACTAGTATTACCAATTTTTACAGGTCTAGCCGTGAAGGAGATGAATACCTTCTTGGCTTTAATCCTGTATCTTCTGGTTCAACACGAATTGAGATGGGTTCCTTTAGTCGCTCAGTAAATCAGACCATTTCGGCAGCTTTGTCGTATCCTGAGTTTAAGCCATGGAATAAATCCCTTTCGGGTCTCCATATAGCTAATTCTCTGGCTCTATTACAGAATGCCTTTGGTCGATAAAAGTTAAGTTTTTCTTAATCGTTTTAATAACCCAAGGAGCGCAAATGAGCGCAATCTCAAGTCTGGCCATTACGGACGGAAAAGCAACACCGTTAACTCACACCCTTTATCCTATCCAAACTGTTCCAAATTCTATTTGGCGGGAACAAGATTCTGCTAACCCACTTGTGGGCCAAGGCAATCTTCAAGTTTCCGTCGTACAGGATAAGACCGGTTCTGGAGTGAATAAAGTGCGTATGACTTTATCGATCCCCGCTGTAGAGACTGTTGGTTCGGCAGGTTCTTCTGCTGGTTATGTAGCTGCTCCAAAAGTAGCTTATATAACTAAAGCAGATTTAACCTTCTTTCTACCAACTCGATCAACTTTGGCGCAAAGAAAAGATCTTCAATTTTTGTTGATCTCGCTTTTGAATCAAACACTTATTAGTGACTCAATTCAAAACGTAGTCGCTCCTTATTAACTAAGTTAATTCGGACCCTATTTCTTTACACTGGTTTTATATATTAAATATGAAAAATAAGTTGAACTTTTTCTCAGCGTACGATCGTACTGATAGCAATGAGATTACTTTACAAGTATCTCACCTTATAGCTAAGGATTTGTTGGCGCAAGGCATAGTTTTGCCCTTCGACCTGACAGATGTTTCAGCTATTCTATCCCATCCTATTAATTATGAAGAGAGTTCTTTTCTTGAGTCTTTTGGTATTAGGAGTGTTCAAGCTTTATATTCTAAAGCCTCTGACACTTCTTTTCCCGATATTAACCCAACTAGAGTTGCTTTCGATAATTTTATAGCTTGTGAAAAGTCATGTTCTCAAATTAATGATAAGTTCTTAAGACATCTTGATTCTAATAATATATTAGAATGTGAGCCTTTTCTTTTATCGGCTCGCAGAAAAATTCAAGATATCCTCGGCCCTTGTCCTTCTTATGAGGAGTTGTTTCCGGCTTTTGGTTCCGGTAGTAATACCACGATTAATGTAGCATTCAATAACGAGGCTGACAAATTTCAGTCAGTTCTCATAAGTGGAAGGAGTTCTAAAAAAGAGTTAGCAACTTTTTTCGATGCTTTTCCCTCCTTATTTGACGCTCAGCGTCCCGTAAGATCAGGGAACGGTAAACTCTCCTTTGTACCAAAAAACTACAAAACCCATCGTTCGATCATTATCGAGCCTACTCTTAATACCTTTAATCAAAAGGCATTAGGTTCCTTTATAAGGGAACGGCTTCTAATGAACGGTTGCGATTTGCGACGTCAGGATATAAATAAATCCCGAGCTCGTATGGGTAGCATTGATGGTTCTCTATGCACTATCGACCTTTCGTCGGCTAGTGATATGATCTCCCTTATGCTTGTTTACTACCTCTTACCATCTGATTGGTTCGACATGCTTTTTGCGTGGCGTTCCTCTCATGTTGATTATAAGGGTAGTAATGGAAATCAGGATTTAGTTAATTTCGAGTTACAGAAGTTTTCCTCAATGGGAAACGGCTACACCTTCGAATTAGAAAGCCTAATTTTCCTTTGCATTTGTCGTTCTGTGGAAGAAACTACTAACACAAAAGGATTAACTACTGTTTTCGGTGACGATATCGTTACCCCAACATGTAATTATTCCCTTATTGAAAGCATATTCACAGAAATAGGTTTTTCGATTAATAAAGAGAAATCTTATTTTCGAGGCCCTTTTCGTGAATCATGCGGTGGAGACTTTTACAATGGTTACAACTTGCGACCCTATTATAGAAAATTTACTTGGTCTTCACACGGAATCGTTAGCTTTGCTAATTATCTGTACAGGACTGGTTTCTCTTTCTATTTGCCTTCTCTCCCTCCCTATCTTGTTAGCCTCTTGCCAGAAGACCACATTTTATATGGTCCTGATGGCTAC